AATCGTATAAGGTCCGCATAATCTTGTCGCGATATGCTCAAGGTCGTGGACCAGAGCGGCTTTCCTTTCAAGCATATCGTCAGGTACGTGGTCCGCAGGGTAGGCAACGTACTTCTCTTTAGCCTCTGCGTAGACGAATACACAACGAGAAGTGAAGCCGCCTCCCACCATGTATTCTGGGAAAGAGCCAGCAATCCATTCAGGCGTAGTACAAGCGATGAGATTGATCCAGGGGTTAATGACCTCATCCACCCCGTTACCCTTGGTTGCTTTAACAAATGGCTTCCCGTCCCAGAGATTGACCAGCATATCCACCATTTCCTTGTCTTTCGGATTCAGCAAATTGCCGAACTCACTTGAGACAATGGTCATGGGACTCATCTGGTGGACGGCTCCTCCGACTTCGAAACCCTCGCACGCTTCAGCAAATGTGGTAACAAGAGCGGGCCAAGTACAGACAGAGGGTCCGAACTTAATTCCTGGGACTTCCCGCAAGATTTGCATCGCAATATCGGCGGTGGTTGACTTGGCAACGATTCCAGGCGGTGCCACAAGCACAATGTAGAGATTGGGATACCACTGAAAATATACTTGGTCGATCCAGACTCGACGACGAAGCGCCCCTGCAATAGCGGACACGCCGCACCAGAAGTACATTCTTTTTGGAGCTTCCCCGTACGCGCTGTAGTCAAGGAACGCGTTAAGCCAATCTCCATGATATCTTCCCACTTCTCCCCCTTCATTTGCAGGCTCCCCAAGTTGTGGTGGAGGTTTTGAAACCAGTTGGAATGATCAGAGGTGTAGGATAGGGGATGGGGACTCGGGAGATCTCGGCCAGCCTGGCCCGATAATAGTCCCGTTGGGCGGCAGGATATTGTCCAACGAGGGAATCGTGGACTTGGAGGAGGATATCGCATCCTGGGAGTTCGGCGTTAATGCGCTTCCAGATTCGGTTGATGAGGAGCCCGACGGTGGACTGCGGTACCCAAGCGGCAGCAGCATTGAACACTTGGCTGTCGATCCGGTCGAAGAAATAAATACGATATCCGAAAGCGTTCTTAATATGTCGCGTAAGCTCGATTCGCCGCTTAACATCATTCTGCCACTTTGCGATTCTGGGGAAGCGTCCCAGGTACCAACGCTGGACGCGCTCAGTTTCCGCAACACCCAGTCCAAGTCGTTTGGCAAGTCCGCGGGCAGTTCCAAGGTAATTTGTACCGTGGGCGAGGGACTTGAAAGTAGTGTAAGCGGGATTTCCTTTGACGATTCTTCCATCATGGTAGAATTCTCTCGCTAGTTCGAGGTATGGGTTTAGACCAGCTGCAAGAAGGGCCCGAAGATCGGCCTCGTCTGACTCCTCAACAACAATTCTAAGGTCAGCTTGTGACAGATCCATATCGAATCCCTCTTTTCCGTCGTCGAATACAAAGAGGTTCCGAATATTTGGAAGATCGAGCTGTATGTCATCCAAGTTCCAATCTTTGTTTCCATCAGGGATATTTTGAAGGTTGAGGCCATTGCCAAATGCATTGGCGCTGGATGATAGTCTAAATGTCTTTGGGCCGGCCACATTATAGCTGCACCTGATCCGTCCGTCCCGATCCAGATTCGCCTCTAGGAAGGTCGAGCGGAATACGTTCAGCGACCGGATTTCCAGGATTTTCGCGATGAGAGGCCTAACGATGGGGAATTTGACAGCCAGTTGAGTGAGAGCCTCCTCATTACAAGAGGGTCGGTAGCCATCTTTTCCTCGTACACGGATAACTGGAAGCTTAAAGTCGTCGTAGAATAGGGCCTGTAGCTGTTTTGGCGAACGAACATTGAGCGGATGCGCGCAGACAAAATTAATCCACTCTTCCCGAGACGTAATTTCCAGCAATAGGTTACCACTTAGGCGCTTCTTCTCGGGAGCGTTAGTCTTGACCCCGCGACCCATAGCATCGAGGGCGTCCCACCAGGTAGAATGTTGCTCGATGCAAGGTTCACGAAGACCTTCTTTCTCAATCAGTCTACATAAATTTTCCGCGATCTCGTAGGTAGCAACACAATCTCGGCAGTTGTAGACCCATCGACCGTAGTCGTCAGCTTTAGCATCGGCTTCCTGCGATTCGTGTTTCCAAAAGCTGTGGTAATCGCAATAAAGGGAAGATAAAGTGGCCAGATCCTTATCAGTGCCGGGAAACAAGACATGGTGGCCAACCATTGTGTCAAAGCCAAGGCGGGCATGAAATCCCCAGCTACGGTGAATTTGCTGTGTGTCGTAGGAGAAGTTCTGACCCGATACTCGGACATTTGGATGACAGAGGATCTCTCGGATGGTGGAAATGATGGTGTATTCTTCATCGAGACTCCAGTACCCTACCGGCCGGTCTCGGCACATGAGGGGGATGCAGATGGCATCGTGCTTGGACCAGGCAATGCCGATACAATCAATATGCTTCCACCCTCTTGTTTCCACGTCAACGGACAGGTGGAGAGGGCCAGTCTCAAGCATACGCTGGAAGGCAGCGAGATGGGATAGAACCTGGTCGAATTGTGGGCGTAGAATGAAATTATACTGTGGGACAACTAACCCAGACCTTAATACCCCGTGAGCGCGTTTCAAGTCCGTCAACACGTACGGGCGCCAACTGTATTGACGCAGTATAGCGGTCGGGTGGTAAGTGGGGACGACCACGAAGGAGCGGCCCGAGGGTGTCATCGTTGAGCCACGCCAATCCGTCACTCCCCACTTTCCAGTCAGAAACCACAGTGGCATATTTCCAAACGCGATTACCAGGTCGGGTCGGCATTCTTCGATCTCACGGTCCAAAAGATCGAGTTGGGAGGCAACGCTGTCAAGTAACCAAGAATCTCTGTATTTGGACCAACCAGGACCAGGACATTTGGCTCGACGGTCAAAGAAAGAACGGATATCGTCCTTCGGAGGACGAGTTTTGAATACGTTTGTGACGAAACATTCACTTCGTAGAAATCCGGCTTCATGGAGAAGTTTGTCCAGTTCAAATGACCCCGCGAAGGGCTCCCGTTTGTATATTTCTTGTTCTCCCGGCGCCTCGCCGATGATGGCAACACGCGCAGGTACCGGACCCTTCGGGGGGACAAAGGTCATTAGGAGGGTTCCTTACAGTACGGGGACCAGAGCGGGCAGCTGTTGGTGTGGCTATTGGCACAGCCGCAATGCTTGCAGAGCGGAACAGGCTTGGGCGTGACCCCCGCCGTCGAATGTGCAGTGGACATGACCCATGGGAACTTTGGCCTGGCGAGAGGGTAGAATGTCAGTTGCCCAGTCAGTAAATTCAAAGCCCCTGCCTTCCGTATCCAGTACACGTCACTCGGCATTGCCCCGACTTTTGCCATCCAATCTTTACAGGATATACTAAAGTTACACGCGGGACACTCTATATTCTGCCCCTTCACTAGCCAATCCGTCACCTCGTAGTCCACGACACAAGTCGGACAAGTTACATCAATCATCATTTCAACGCCTCCAGTTTTCTAAGGATCTGCCCGTAGTAAGCCGGGTCTTTCTCTACCGCCGTCGCCCTCAATTTGAGGTGGTGTGCCGCCGCAAGGATTGTGCCTGTTCCCGCGAAGCAATCGAGTACGCTATCGCCTGGTCGACAGCTCCGGCGAAGTAAGTCAATGTAAGCCTCAACTGGTTTAGCTGCCCCATGTCCATCGGTTGAGCGCTCGAGCGTGCTTTCGAATACATCTCGGTAAATTCCAGTGATAGGTCGTTTACCTTTGACCGCATATAGAACAAGCTCATAACATCTCCGTGGCCCGTGTTCTGGCCAAGGGACTCTCCCACCTTCCCGCTTAACATTGATGAGCGGGGTTCGATGGACCCACCATCCAGCGAGGGTGAAGATTGCCCGCCACTCCGTGTAATGGTCCAGGTCGCACCACACGTACAAGTGACTTTCAGGCTTCCCAGCCTCGAATAGAAGAGGTGCCACCTCTCGCATGAGCAAATCAGCCGCATCTGCTCCATCTTCATACCCGTGCTCAATTCCCGTTCGCTTTCCAGCTGCGTCTCCAAACTCGTCAGCAGACATTCCGTAAGGCGGGTCAATAAGGATGCAATCGAACTCTCCGGATATTCCCCGGAGGTAGTCGCGACAATCTGCTTGCAGGACTCGATGCAAGCTACTAGCTTTTTCTCGTCCAATTTCTTCCCCTTTCAAGATGTCGATGCGGGCCTGTTCGGCACGCTGGATAATCTTCCAGGCATCGTCTTTACTTTTCGCCTTCGCCACGTCGGGGTTTGTTACCATCGCTGCAGCAAGGACGGTCGATTTTCGCACTGTTTGCCCCGCAGCCTTGGGATGCATCTCGGGGAAAACCGATGTGCCAATCTCGACCATGCTTACTGAAACGCCCGCTCGTTCGGCCTTCATCCGCCGTAGCTCGACCAGTGAAGCCTCTGCCTGTGTTCGCTCTTGCCAGGTCAAATCGACCCGGATGATGTTTTCCTCTAGCTCCAGTTCAGCAGCTTCATCTGCTGGTAAATCCAGTATATCATTGACAGGAATATGCCCAGGAGAAAGCTCTCGACCACCGTAGCGAACTGATCCTCCCATGAGGAAGATGTTTTCGCAGGCTCGGTATCGTCTTTCTCCCGCAACCAGCATGAGACCTTTGGGCGTTTGACGCACAGTGATTGGATTGATGAGACCAACACTGCTAATACTATCACTAAGCTGAGATAGACCAGCACCATCGAACTCCTTGCGCTGCCGATTCTCTGGGATCGAAACAGCGGATAGTAGAACAGACTGAGTCATTTGTGTGCTCGGTAAGATAGGCGTGGGGGAATGGGCGCTTTCGACCTACGGGGTTCGTTTACCGCGGTTTTACCGGCGCCCAGCCCTTTTCCTAGTTTGCGTGGGGATTACGGGCAGGTTTTGTGGGACTTGATAGTGACCGTTCTATGCGGTCCCACAATACTACTGCTTTTTAAAGCCGACGAATTCCTCGTACACCTTCTCCGCGTCATTCTTGTCCGGCCGGTGTTTCACCAGGAAACGGACGCTGTTCCCGAGCAGGTCTGACCACTGGAAAGCCTTGCCCGGCTGGTTGCAACCGCACGCGGAGCGGAGCTGGCCGAGCGTCACGTTCTTGTTGATGCCGAAGTCGAGGCCGCCGCTGTCGGTCAGGTTCAGACCCATCGTGCCGTTTGCCACTTGCTCTTCGCCAGTGCTCGGATTGATGGACTTGATGCGGAGCTTCAAATTGGCCCAGGGACGGCCATTCTTGTCATCGCCGCCGTTCGGCTCGGCATACTCGATCGTGCCAACATGCTCGCCCTCGGGGAAGACCACGTACTTTTCAGCGTTCTGCCCTTCGAAAACGGACGCCTTGAATGCATCGATATCGAAACCCATCTTTGTAGCTCCTGTTACATTTGCACTGGTTCAGGGGAGATAATGCCGCCGCGTTTTTTCCAAGCCTCGACGAGGGGGACGAACGACGGCGGTAAGTCGGCCTTGTAGCCCAGGTTGCGGGTTTTCAAGGCTGCCTGCGAGCTGACCGTGGACCAGGTAAAGACAGGCCCATTGTGGTCAGTGAAAATTACATCTGTGAAGTATCGGCCGATGTTCGGGCCGAGGGCTTTGCCGGGGAGATCTGGATATATGCGTGTACCTCCGTTGACTGGATCGGTTTCCCGAGCCGGGTGGGCGGTCATCACGAAGTGACAACCGTAAGACATGCAGATCTGGTGGATCAGGTTGGCAACTTGTTTCTGGGCGAGCTGGTAGTCAGGTGGGGATAGCGCCATCCTCGTACCGGCCACATTCTGCCACGAGGCCAGCGTAAGTCCAGACGCCGAATCGAGGACAAAAACCTTATCCGTTCCCCAACTTGCAATGTTGCCAAACTCCTGGCCAGTGCGGGCACACTTGTAGTTGAAAAGCCCCTCGAGGATCTCGTCAAAAGGCGAGCCCGCGCTGTATCGAGTGGCGTCAACGGCCTTAGTGAGCCCCTCCCAGGCCATTGTGCCCACCTGCTTAGTTTGCTTGCGAAGATCATCGAGACTCTCTTTGGTAGGAGAGACATACCGCCAGTGGAGCTTGTCTGGCGGGGTATCCCCAAGAACGTCATAGGAATTCTCCGTGAAAATACAGAGGGGGGTTAAGCCCGCGGCTACCAGGGTCTTGATGACGGTGGTCTTGCCGCTCCCTCCATCGCCCATCAAAAGTACTTTGAAGCCGGGAATCGGACTAGCGGCCATGCGGAATCTCCTCTGTGCGGACGTGCCAAAGAGTTACTTCGACCCCGCCCACGTCTGAAATGTTCTTGATCTGGTCGACGTAACGCCTGGCAAGCTCTTCCGCCTCTTCCAACGAGGATGCTTTGAGGTAGAGGTTGAGCTGCGCAGTGGTATGGTACTCGCTCATTCGTCGCTCGTGTCGTTCAGTTCCTGCACCTCATGATCAGTGAATTCCACCTCGTCCATGTTCGACGGGGTCTGAATGCGATCGCAGAATGTCTCGACGAGATTCTTGGCCTTTTCTTCCGCCGCCTCCTCGTTCGGGGCATTCACGTCGAAAGTGCAGGTCATGACACTGGTGACTACTATCGTGTACTTTGGCATTCTAGCTCTCCAGTTTGGTTTCGATTCTGTGTAGGGGGTCCCAAATACGGCGCTCGAAGTAGTCCCCCATCCACTCTTCGCGGTTGAAGCGCTGGCACATCTGCAAGAACGAGCACCCGCCGTATGCGTCGCAAGTGTCGCCCATGTTCAAGTCCCAGATACCAGTTTTCCAGGCCTGAATCATTCGCTCCAGATCTCGGACAGTCTGATCCAGCCACTCCCGTATCCGCCACTCGGGTCGGTAAGTGATATACTGACCCCGCTTAAATTCGGTCTTGAGGATGGCGATGCCTCGGACAAGTACGCCGTCAACCTCAATTCGAGCCGCTCCGTGTCGAGCCGCCCAGACATAGCCGGAAAATTGTGCTCGCATATCCCACTGGTTCGACCATTTGGGTCCCATCTGGCCGGTTGTTTTGTCGTCTTCAATGAATAGCCCCTGTGCGAGCTGGCAGATCATGTCTGATCGCCCGCAGAAGATTATCGGGTTCCCCGTTTCGGGGTGAGATACTGGGAGAGGCTCAGCGAAAGAAAATTCGACTGCAGGTCGCCCAGTGTGAAATTTCGCTGGTACCGCACGATCAACACCCAGAGCCCAATCACCGGAAAGCGTATATTCCAGTGCTTGAGCCATTCGGACGGCGGACTTGGCTGATTCGGCCGGGGCTTCGTAGCTACCGTAAGATTCAAGTAGCCCGTGTAGCCCAATTGCGAGAGAATCTTCTGGGGATCGCCCTTGCTCGTAGAAGGCTCGACGTGCGCACTCAATACCTCGAGCATATGCCGCTCCTGCATGAAGGTGGACATTGGTGCCCTTCGGTTTCCAGTGTTCCACGTAGTTGAGATAGGCTTTGCGGGGGCAAGCCCGAAAAGTGTTGAGGATCGTGTTATCCACGACCTCGGGAAATGGGACGCGCTCAATCATTCTTGCACGCGTCGAAGACGGTAACGCCTTCGTCCTCAGCAACGAAAAGAACTTTCGACATGGCGCCGAGTAAGTCGCGGAACTCGTCCCCCTTGGCGATGGTGAAGTCGCCTAGACAGGTACCGGTGAGTTCCCGGGAGGTGGTACTGAACAGGCGGCAGTGAACGTGCGAGGTCTGGATTTTGAAGTAGCAACGGAAGACTCTCATTTGGAGCCAGCTCCTTTTGTCGAGAGTTGGCCGGCTTCTGAAAGGGCGCCGGCGAGGCCCTTAGATGCGGTTGCCTAGCTCGTTCTTGAAGAAGAACAAGAGGCAGTCGAGGACTTCCTTCTTGAGGTCAGGGTCGGCCAGGGTGCGGGCCATGACCTCGAAGTTTTGGCGGCACTGCGTTGCGCGCTTGATGATCTCGTCTTCGCGGACAATGGCACGCTCACAGGCACGGAGGGCTGACTCGCGGTTGAGTTTTGGCTGGGGACCGACGAGCTGGGCATGATTCTGGTAAGGCGATTGCTGTTCCTGCTTGTAAAACGGGTGCTCTTGCAGCGGTGGATTATACACGGCATTCTCCTAGTTGACAGCTTTCTCGACTAGCCAGCAAATTGCTTCGCCGGCCTCTTTGGATAGACCCTCCAACATCAAAACATCGAGAAGGGCCTGGATTCTCTTGATTTCGGCTTTGGTGTGCTCAAGGTTCTTCATCCAGAGGTCGATTGAGCACTGATGACCCCTGATAATATCATTGAGCCGGTTAATGGCACCATTCTTGGTAATCATGACAGCATCGACTCGAGTTCTGCATCGCCGTCGATAGCTTTGGAGGCCTCCTTCGCCGTCTTTCCCCCGGTGCCGGCCTTGACTGACATGCGCTCTTGTCGAAGCAGGCGGAGACCCTCTCGGTACTCCTCGGGGGAGACAGACTTTGGGTCGTTTTGGATCTTGTGAGTCAAAGTGGCAATGATGTTCATCAATTCTGGTGACATGACAGGACTCCCTTCGTCATTCGGTCCCATAGTATACCCGCTATTTGGCAGTTTGGCAAATGCCACGTGTAACCTCCATTCGCGGGCGAGCAATGGCAGGGGTAATTCAAGGACTTGCTTCGGTTCTCCGGGCATCAGGAGTGAGCCGGGGAGATAGTAGATCGACACAGCTGGTGCAGCACCCTCGCGTGGACGAGTCTCGCTAGACCAGGTACGCCGGCCACGATCAATCCTGGCCCAGATTTCCCCGGTGATGGGGCACAAGAAGATGGAGTTCCACCAAATCTCTTTGCATGGAATTCCGATTGGGAGTGTCTGGTTACCGAGTAAGATCATTCCTTCTCCTTTTCGACAGGAGTTTCAACTACGCAGCGCATATGGATATCATGCCGCTTGAATGCGCCGGACTTAAGAACCTTCCATAGAACCTCTTTCATATGCTCGCATTGCGCCTTCGTCTCGTAACGCTTGGTGGTGAGGATGGTTGTGTTCCACTCATCCTTGGAAGACATTAGCAGGACGAAAACGAGGGCGCTGGGGGTCATTTGCGCTCCTTTAGGGCAGCGTTGATGATTTTGATCGTGTCATCCGCCAGTCGATACGTGCCGTAAATGGATGCTCGCCTATCGAAGTCGCGTATCCCTACGAGCGCATCACGCGCCATCAGCAGCAGCGCCTTGCACTCCGCGAGTTCGGCCTTGAGTTCGGTTCGTTGCCGGAGTAGGTCTTCTTCGGCTTCTGTGGCTGCGCGGATTGCAGGCATTTCCACGAACGTAGGATCGGTATATAGGGGTTCCCAGTCGGACGCATCTGGCAGCCCTTTTGGCGATTCCACGCGAAAGGCATACGAAATGCCGCCCATTATTGAGAGTGGCACACGATTGCGCCACGCTACTGCACCGGGCACTGTATGCGAGTCGTCGGTCATTTGGTCGT